TGGTCTTTAGGGTTAGAGCAAACAAGCAATTTGTCAGCAGGCACCTTAATTCCTCACACAACAGCGGGGAGTAACTTTTTATGGGCGGTGACTAACGAAGGCATATGGAACATAACTGATTACAACATTGCCCCAGTTCACGAGCTTCAACCAGATGCTACTGGGGTGGCTGAAGATGATTGGACAGACACATCTGCAGATGCTAGTTACGGCGTATTTACAGCATTCACAGCTGACAATGGTGACGAATATGTGTTGTATGCCGACAGCCGTAATGGTTTGTGGCAAAGAAACGTATCGATCCCCACAACTCCTTTATGGGTTAGGCCAAACCTAATTTCTCCAGGAGGTGCTAACCCTGATGTCGAGGTAGAGGATGTAAACTTTGTTATAGTTCACAAGCAAAGAATATGGGTTGTGGAAAGAGACAAAAACTACGCCCATTACTTGGGTATAGGGGCAATTTCGGGTGCAACAACAGCTTTCTTTTTTGGCTCTAAGTTTAAGTATGGTGGTGGTATTGCTGGGCTATTTAACTGGACTGTAGATGGCGGTGCAGGGGTTGACGACTACCTAGTTGCAGTGGGTGAAGGTGGTGATCTAATACCGTACAGAGGCATAGACCCAAGTCAAGACGATTGGCAGAACGTAGGTAGTTTCTACATTGGCCAGCCTCCTATAGGTGGAACATTTGCCAGTGAGTACGCAGGGGAGTTGTATTTTTTAAGTGAGTTTGGTGTTATAGCCATGTCTGACATCTTGAAAGGTGTAGATTTGGGTGATTCTAACCGTAACCCCAACAGCCTTAGCTTTTTAATCACTAAACTATTAAGAAAAGACGTGGCTCAAAGATCTAACAGCTACGGTTGGCAGATGATATTTGCACCGAGCCGTGGTGATTTAATCATAAACACCCCACAAGCGGGAGTTACCCAACCAACACAGTATGTACTGAATTTGAGTATGGGTGCTTGGTCTTTTTGGCGAGACATCCCAATGTCCGCTGTTATAGACTGGAACACTTCTGTTTACATATTAGCGGAACCTTCTGGGGCTACCAGTAGTAATGCGTATCTAATGGATGTGAACAGGGACAATGTTAAAATAGTACCTCCTACCAGTGGGCAGAATGGTGACGACATAAATTTTTCAATACTTACGTCTTTCAGCAGACTCGGTGCTGACACTGTTTACAAAAAGGTTCAGTATGTTAGGACAGACTTCCTAGCCTCTAACGCACCTACGCTTAACACCAGAGTGCTGTACGACTACAATATAAACGAACCCACCACACCAGTATCTCCACCAGACGAGGGGGTTTTAGTATCGGGACTTTGGGACATTAGTACATGGGACAATGCTTTGTGGGCGCAAGGCCAGTATGGATCTCCATCCAACGTAACAATAGGTGCAGATGGTATGGGGCGCTCTGTCGCTATAGCCATAAGAGGCACAGCGATAGACAAAACCGTACTACTTAGCTGGGATATAAGTTGGGTTGCGGGTAACTACGCACTGTGAAAACTTCCTATAGGCAGATGGATGCTAGTGACTGGGAATGGTTTCAAGAAAAACTGCCTGTGTTCATGGTGGAGGACAGTGCTGGTATAATTATGGTGGATGGGGAAGAAAGGCTTGCCGCATGGGTTTTTGATAACTATACTGGTGCAAGCGTTCAATGCCACCTAGTAATAGAAAAGCCCATGTGTTTAAGACATGGGCTTATACAAACCATAGCTAATCTGGCTTTCGATACACTAGAATGCTTTGCAATATACGCCCTTGTACCTAGTAACAAAGAAAAAGGTCTTAAAATAAACGAGCACATAGGTTTTACTGAGAAGTGTGTTATGAAAAATGCGTTTGCTAAAGGGGTAGATTCTCACTTATTAGAGTTACTTCCTGAAAATTGCAATTACTATCAAATTCAAGACAGGGCAGCATAATGGGTAAAAAATCAAGTGATCCAGCAGATGTAGCTGGGGCAGCAAAAATAGAGGCCAAGGCAAATAGAGAAGCCGCCGCAGCCGAAATGTACGCTAACAAGGCAAACCAATTCAACTACCTTGGTGGGGTTGAATGGACTCCAACTTACGAAAAAGACCCTGTTACTGGCACAACGGTTACTCGCTGGACTCAAGAAAACAGCCTCAGCCCCAATGCACAAGCCGCCGTAGACCCTATGATGCAGCAGATAGCTGACAGGGCAGAAATGGCCAATGCCCTGTCTGGCAGAATATATGACGAAATGGGCGAAGCGCCTGATTTTGATCAGTTTGGTGAAGCAACGGTAGCCCCAGCCTTTGGTGAGTATAACCAAATTACAGGCAGAGAAGACTATGTTGATGCCCCTGTAAGAGGCGATTACCAAGACGCCGCTGTTCGTGGGGATTACCGAGAGTTTGAGTTTGATGACAGCAGTCGTCAGGCCGTAGAAGACGCCTATTATAATAAAGAGGCCAGTCGTCTAGATGCAAGGTATGGCAACGAAGCAACTGAAATGGAGGTAAATCTTCGTTCTAAAGGGTTGCGTCCAGGAGATCAAGCATACGATTCCGCAATGGCCAGTTTCGGGACAACTAAAAATGATGCTTACGAACAGGCAAGGTACAATGCTATTATTGGTGGCGGTGAAGAGTCTGACAGAGCTTACGACCAGCAATTTGGCGTGGTGGATTACTTTAACCAGCAAGTTGATTCAACGTATGGTCAAGATGTTGATGCCATTGCTAGACTAGACTCACAAACAGACCAGACATACGAACAAGAACTGGCAGCAGCGGAATACGCAAACCAGCAAATTGACCAGACATACAACCAAGGTATTGGCGAAACTGAGTACGCAAACCAACTCCTTGATTCAGAGTATGACATGAGACTAGGAGAGACAGAAGCTGCCAATGCGCTTAGAGATAAGAAAATTGAAGAGTACATCAGCAAACGTGGGTTCTCACTTGCCGAGCAAGACAACCTCAGCCCTCTCAACGATTTAACAACACTTGCTGGCTTAATAACTGGACAAGGTGTAGGTGGTAAAACTGACTCAGGAACGGGTGGAGGTGGATCATGAACCTAAATAAACTGTTAGACCCTATAGGGGCTTTGGATGGTAAGGCTGGTGAGTATGCAGACTACCTTAAAACAAGTATGAAAGACCCAACCCGTATGGGCCTTGATGCAGACTACCGAGATAAGGGTATGTTTGGCAAAATGGCCAGAGCTAATGACGAGCAGGCTGCCAAACAGCAAGTTATAAGTGATGATCAACAGTATGCGCAGTCTATGGCTGATATGGGCGCTGCCGCCGTCGCAGGTTCGGGTTCAGCTATGGACTTCAACACTTACTATGCAGACCAATTGAGAGGACTCAAGTAGTGGGTAAAAGATCTCGTAAAAACAAAAATCCTTACAAGTACGCACTTACTTCTGATAGAGCGACTGCAAAAGATGTTGCTGTTGAAAAAGGTGATATGCTGAAAAGTGCAATGTACAATACACCCAGCGGTGGTTATAATTATGACAGACTGGGTTCTGGTAGACAAGCTGCAAACGCTTACAACCAGCAAGTGAATCAGTACGCCAAGGATAAGTCAGAGCAGGTGACTGCGCAAAACAAATACGACCAACTCCGCACCCCTAATAAAGATTTTGGTAAATTGGGTAATAAAGCTAGAAGGCAGAAGGTTAAGCAACAAAACAAACAGGGTATGGTTAGGCCAGAAGTTACCGCCGTGGCTCCACAGCAATTGGCGTATCAGCCTGCTTACAATAGTGCTGCAAGAAGCATGGGCGGCCCAAGAAGCATGGATTCTAGAATGGCTAATTTACGTAACAAAGCTGGCAGAAGCAGGTCTCCAGCAGGTCAATCACAAGAACAAGCACCTGCGGCGGGTACAGTCGCGCAAGGTCAAATTAAATCATAGGAGTTAGTCATGGCACTATTTCAACCATACCAAAGAGTAAGCAGAGCAAAAGTTCCGTCTTATGTACAGGCAGAGATTGCACAAGCAAGGGCTGACCAAGCCTCTAAGTCTGCTGAAAACTCAGCAAGGTCTATGAATATGTTGGGTGGAGCCACCCTCTATAACCAAGGTATGAATGCAGCGGGTAAGTCGCCTATTAGTGACTTCATCAGTGAGTCATTTGATGGTGGGATGACAGGTACTCCAACATCTACCGAAGCACTACCCAACGACCCTAGTATTCAACAAAATATGGACCTTATGGATGCTGGTCTAAACGACCCTAGTGTAAATCCAGGAGCTATGGGGCCAGTAGACCCAGCATTGTCAACAGTAGACCCACTAACTACCGCCGCAGAAGCTAATGCAGGAGTTGTTCCTGTAGATGCAGGAGTTGTTCCTGTAGATGGTGGCATTGGCGGTCTTGGTACTGAGGCAGGCGCATTAGGTACTGAGGCAGCATTAGGTACTGAGGCAGGCGCATTAGGTGTTGAGGCAGGCAGTACAGCAGCGTTAGAGAGCGCACTAGCAACTAACGCAGCAGCAGGCACTGGCGTAGGCACTGGCGTAGGCACTGGCGTAGGCACTGGCGTAGGCACTGGCGTAGGCACTGGCGTAGGTACAGCAGCAGGTGGCGCAGCAGGTGGTGGCGCTATGAGTAGTGCATTAGCGGCCTTGGGGCCAATGGGCGCAATTGCGGCACTAGCCGCCTTATTTGGGTAATATAAAATGCCAGTAGACTTTTCACAATTGCAACAAGCCATGGGTGCAAACACTCAGGCACAAGCTGATTTTCAGGCAACTGAAGACCCATACGCTTACGCCCAGCAATTACGGGGTGGAGCTAACATACAACCAGACGCATATGGGCAGGTCAGCCCGTTGCAGATTATAGGTGATATGATTGGTCAGTCTACTGGTCGCAGAGATGTTAGAAATCTAGAAGAAGAGCGCAAAGGTTTGTCACAAACCATGGCAGCGGCTGAGGCTATGAAGCAGCAGTACGAGTTAGAGGGTATTGAGCAAGATAGGGCGCTTAAACAGACCGCAGAAGCTAGGGCTGTAACCAAAGAAGCTAGGGAGGCAGCTAAGGTAGATGATAGAGACAAAACCCCTAGAACCTTTGTTGGCAACACTGGCCCAGTAGGTGCAGATGGTAAAAGGGCTACTGTAGAAGTTATGGGACTGTTTGACCCCATGGCCAAAGAGGGTAAGGGTGGTTGGGTTACTGAAGACGCACAAGGTAACACAGTCGAGATAAATATGTCGGAGATGAGAGAAAAAGAAAGTGCAGCTTCTGGTAATCGTAAAGGTTCTAAAGCAATGCCCAGCAGCACTTTGAAAGAGTTCAGAAACAAGGCTTCTAGAATAGGTAGCTTAAACCGAACCATAGATACTTTTGACCCCTCCTACATTCAGTCTGACTACGGTGGTAAGGCAGTTAAGACAGGTGTTATAAACAAAATTATGGATAAGTTCGCCAAAAACGACCTTGTCGATGTTATAGACTCAGAAGAGTTCAAAGAATTAGATGTCCAACTGCAAAAATCTATGTTGTGGTGGGGTGAGTTGATGCAAGGGTATAGTTTACAAGAGCGCCATGACTTGTTTGGTGCTACTCTGACAAATAACGAATTCAAGAGTTGGGAGCAAGCGTTCGCGGTGATGAGAGGTATGGACCCTGAGACAGCCAAGGCTAGGCTGGGCATGGCTTCCTCTAGGGCTAATAGAATACTAGCTAACGACATAAACGTCACCAGAGCTAACTACCAAGACATTCCAGGAAATGTAGCCGCCATGGATTTACTTGCTGAGCAAGTAGGTTTCGAGAAAGCTGGTGAAGATGATTTGTGGCAATGGACTGGTTTATCAGAGTTTGAGAGCCAGTACATAGATAAGTTTGGTAATTTAGTAACCCAAACACAAGAGGGAGGGTCTACCCCACCAGAAGGTGGTGCAGGGGCGGGTACTGACCCCACTCAGTATGACATTTTTAAGCAAGGTATGAGTTCTGAAGACCAAGCTAAGTTTGACCAGTTAAGTGAATCTAATAAGCAAGTTTACATGACCCAGCAAGGTATGATATGAACTTAGACGAGCTACTCGCACAGCAACAGGCTGAGGAAGCTGCTTCTCAACCACAAGCAATCAGCTTAGACCAAATGCTTGAGCAGCAACAAGCTGAAGAACGAGCACCAGCAGAAGAAGTGGGTCGTAAGTATGAAAGA